AGAACCTGTGCTACATCTAGCATTGGGCCAGCTAGTCGAGCAACAGAGAATACCTCGTCGTAGAACGACTTTGGTACGGTGTTGTCAGAGCTTACTAGTCCACGCTTCTCAAAGGTGTGAGAGCGTACTTCGCCGCTTGCGATTGAGCGTAGGAACTCCTCGTCAGAGCGTGACTCTGATGCAGGAACGAAGCTACCAGCTGCTGCTGATGCCTCTACTGAACGCTGCTCGTTGCGAGCTGCAATGGCGATTGCCTCATCTGCACGACGAATGTCGGCTTCGATGCGGTTAATCTTTTCGGTTGTTTCGGCGTCAAGGCCACCACGCTCTTCAGCTGCATCAAGAGATTCCTGAATCTGCAGCGTTAGGTTTGCGCGGAGTTCCTCTTGTGCCTTTTTGAATTCAGACATTATTGGTCTCCTAGTTATCTTACTTACAGTCTCAGTCGCGTTGACGCTGAACTGAATTACAACGGCAGAGTTGACTCACTTCCGTATGTAATAGTTTACAGGGTGGTTGTACCCCGGACATGGGAAAGCCCCCTCAGAGGAAAGAGCGTAAACTCTGAGGAGGCGAAACGCTGTTTATCGGGTCTCTATTGAGCCTTCAACTCGCGTTTCTTTTGCTGCCCGGTAGGAAGAACCTGTGCGCTCTGCATCGGCTTTAGAAGCCGCCTTGGTTGGCTCTGGGGTATCTAGGGCAACAATAGCATCTGCCCACGAATCGGCATACTGCTTTACTACACCACTCTCAGGGTTGCCCGCAACCGAGAGAATAGTCTTCTTGATTTCATCTCTGTTAGCCATAATTAAATCCTCTTCAATAGCTGTTCTAGTTTTTTCTTCTTTAGCTCAAGCATACCTTGGCTAAGGTCATTTTCCTCTACAGGCTCTTCTGTTACTTCGTCAGTAACTTCTTCTGTCTGTGGGGTTAGTTTGCTGATTACTGTATTTAGTAGTTCAGCATCAGTTGCGCTCAGGTCGTCTCCAACCTCTAGCTTCAACATTGCGTCTGCCAAAGCGTCTGAATCTACTTCGGCTCTCTTTGCTACTTCACTCACGCTTCTCACCATCGTCTTTCCTGCGGTCTCGGCGTACGCAGGGAAGGCAACAATGCTGACTTCGTGCAAGCGTACTGAATTCAGTGTACGCTCTGTTCCGTCAGAATTCCACTCGTCACCGCCGGGTGGCACAGAAAAGCCAAAACTCATTGAGTCAATATCTCCACGCTTGATTAGGTAAGCAGCGTCACGCCCAAGCTGAGTGTCAGGCAAATCAGCAGTAGCTAGAAGCCCCTTGTTGGTCTGCTCAAGACGTAGAGTTCCGGCGCGGGTAGAGCCAAGCACCTGACCTGAGTCGTGATTCCACAGAAGCTTGATGTCGTTACGAGCGCGTAGTGAGCGTGTGAAAGCTCCCGGTGCAATCTTCTCGCGGAAAGGTAGAGGCACTGAAGGGCTGTTCCAGATAGCGGCGTAACCAGTGAAAGTCATTCCGTTTCCGTTGTCGCGCATCTCCAAAGATGTCATTCTTAGTCGGGTTTCGATTTTTGCCATTTCTTTACTCTCTACGCTAACTAGCGCTCTGTTCTCGTCCTCAAGTCTAGCCACAACGCCTTCTGCGTACTTCATAGCGCGGTTAGCTGCAGACTTTGTTGCCCCACTGCCCCATAGCAAGTGAGCCACTACGCCAGCTGAAGGGAACTTGTCATTACCCGGCTTGGCAGCAGGTGAGTCTAGGTCGCTCATGTGCCTAGCAATCCAAGCAGCGATGCGCACCCACTTGTCTGCGGTTACATTGCCCTCTGCCATTGCGCGTGCTTCGCGCACAGTTGCAGGCTGAAGTCCATCGCCAGACTTACCCTCTTCGTGATACTTGAGTCCCCTGCGAGCAGCAGCCCTCATGTAAGCAGGCGGAGTTAGGTTTACTTCTCTAACCTCAACACTTGCTTCCTCATCAAAGCTGACCGAATCGTCTATTGAAATAGCCATATCATCTTCGTTGTTTAGCTCTGTCTTTGCAACCATGTCTACTGAGATAACTGCAATGTTGTCTGACTCAATCCAGAAGCCCTGCTCATGTTCGTAGAGCTTTACTCGTAGCCATTGCCCCTTTATCTCGACAATAGCGCCTATAAAGCTAGCTAGGTCAGTGTCCCACTTGACGTAATCGCCAAGCTGCAAGCCACCGAGGTCAGCCCTTACTTCTTGCGAGACTTTTTGCTCACAGACTTCACAGTTTCCGTCACAGTCTTCACAGGCGTTTCTGCTACTGGCTCTGCTACCACTGGCTTTGGTGCTGGCTTCTTCTCCACTACTGGTGCTGGGGGAGCTGGGGTTAGTATCTTTGTTGTAAGTGCCACCGGGTTCAATCCCTTCTTCGGTTGAAATAGCAACCATTTGACTGATTGCCGACTTCTTTGTCTGATGACAAGCGATTACTTCGCCGTCTTCTTTTACTACTGCCCAGTTCGGGCAATCCTGTGATTCATCTGTAATAAAGTATGGCATTATCCCAGCCTAGCTTCTACTGTTATTGTCCCGCCTAGAGCTACAGCAGTTCCGTTGATTGTTATACCACCTGCGTTTACGTCTATGCCTACGGTCTGAGTTCCTGCACTGTAAGTAATCGGTGAGGTGGCAGCTATTACGCCTGTCGGCCCTGTAGCTCCGGTCTCGCCCTGAATACCCTGAATACCTTGTAGCCCCTGTGGGCCAGTTAGACCAGTCTCGCCTTGGATTCCTTGAATTCCTTGGTCGCCCTGTGGCCCTGTAGGGCCTGTATCTCCTTGGATTCCCTGTATGCCTTGAATACCTTGGTCACCCTGCGGGCCTGTAGCCCCCTGTGGCCCAGTATCGCCTGTGAAGCCCTGAATCCCTTGTATGCCTTGTGGCCCTTGGTCACCTTGAGGGCCAGTTAAACCAGTCGCACCAGTTAGCCCTGTGTCGCCTGTGTCGCCCTTTATGCCCTGAATCCCCTGCAGCCCTTGGATTCCTTGCTCGCCTTGCGGCCCTGTGTCACCAGTCAAGCCTTGAATCCCCTGAACTCCCTGTGTGCCTTGCTCTCCCCTTGGGATTACCAGACTGAGTGCCTGATTTGGAGCAGTGCCAGTGATTGTGGCTTCTGCAGCTGCGCCGGGAGCGCTGGCAGTGACTGTGCCAACCGAAAGAGTGTTTGCTGGGCCAAGCTCACCTTGGATACCTTGGATACCTTGTGGGCCTGAGTTGCCGAGCGTTACAGTCGCATTGTTCTCAACAACTTGAATCGCAACGTTAGATTCCGTTACTGCGAGACGTGTGATTGTTTCTGAAATTGCTACGACTGAGCTTGCCATTATCTAGTTACCTCAGCATCTATGCGGAAAGAGCCGTAAACCAGTCTAGTTATCTCGCTGCCAGAGTCCAGCTCTAGGTCGTAAAGGTAGTGTCCTGACGGTGCAGCCCCCATTGTGGCGGCAGACACGTTGATAGAGATTGTTCCTGCAGTCCCACCCAAAGTAATGTCGCTATCTGTACTCAAGTCCAGAATGGTGCTTGTAGAGCTTGTGTCTTTGCGAACCTGCATTGCAGCTGTGTAGTTGGTTAGGTCTACTGGAACATCGTCTACAGTCCATGTAAGAGTCAGGTTGTAAGTAGCGCCTTGGTAGGCGACAATGTCGTGTTTTGCGGGATTTATCATTAGTGCTGGGTCACTCTCATTATGTGAATTGTGGGCGAGCCTGAGCCAGAAATGGCCCAAATGGTGTCGTTAGGCGGCAAAATAAACTTTATGGTTTCAGCCGAGTGCAGGTGTAACCCATTAAGCGCGGTTACCGACGAATTACCCAAAAAAACCTCGGTGCTTGCGCTGTGTTCTGCATCGTGTATCCAAACCTCTTGTGGCTCAACATCGGGTTCAACAATTTGCGTTGCCGCCAGTGTTGAAAGAGTGTAATGATTTTGATAAACAGGCATTTACACCTCGTATACGGCTTGGGGGTCTTCGGGGTCAATCTGAGCGGTTGGCTGCAACTGAACGCTTGGTAGGCCAGTGTGTTCGATTGCATCTAGACCGAATGCCGCTAGGACAGCCGCAGGTTCGTAACCGACCTGTACAAGCTTGGTTGCCATCTCCACTCGCTGCGAGGTAGCGCTTAGGTCAGCTGACTCTACGTTTACGTTAGCCAGTGGCACGCGGACAGTGTCTGCAGAGACGTCGTTGATAGGTGGCAGCTCTTCCCAGCGACGAACATCGTTGATTGTGAGGTAGCCAGCCTGAAGGCCAGTGCTGTAAGACTTGTTACGAGCTTCGATATCAGCCCTTAGAAGCCCATCTAACGTGAATTTGATGAAAGCTGAGTCTCCGCCTGAAGTACGTGCCATAAGAGGCGTGAGAGCGCCTTCTAGCTTCTGTACGATAGGTCTTAGGCAGTGGGTAACCCAAGCTAGGTTGTTTTGCTCAACCGAAGCGTAAGAGTTGGTTCCGGGTAGTCCCAAAAGGTGTGGTGGCACGTTGAAAGCGCGAGCGATATCCTCAACTGCCATTCTGCGGCTGTCTAGGAACTGTGCTTGGTCGTTTGCAACGGTTGTTGGCTTGTAAATAGCGCCATTTGACAGAATTCCGGTTTTGTGAGCGCGTTTCCAGCCCTTGTGACGTGAATCAAAGCTCTGCTGAAGGTCTTTGGCTTGGTCGGCGGTCAATTTGCCCGGATATTCGATAATTCCGCTTGTCTGAGTACCCTGACCGAAGAATCTAGCTGCGTAGTTCTCCAAAGCCATCGCTAGACCGAAGTTATCCTTCAGTGCGTCCACGCGAGATACTCCACGAAGCTGTCCGGGGCGTACTACGTCCGGAATAAAGACCATTTCGTCAGTTGACAGCAATCTCTTCTCGCCATCAACCTCAAACATGACTCTTCCGATGCCATTTCGCTTGATTTGTACGGTTGTAGGGTTCAAAACGGTCATGTTGACCACTTCGCCCTGCTTGTTGCTGTAAACGCGGATAAAGGCGTTGCCGTCTAGCAGCATAGAAACGATTACTGAGCCGTAGAAAGCCTCTTTGGTAGTGTCTACGTCTGGCTTCTGTACCCACTGTGGGCGAGGACGGAAAGCAAAGCGCTGACCGTCTCTGCGAATGTAAGAATCAACAGGAAGGGTTGAAATTGTGTCAGAGATTAGGCTGACAGCCGAGAAGATTGCGTTTATTTGAAACGCAGTGTCAGAATTGACCAGAGTCCCAGACTGTGAGCCTAGTTCTAGCTCGCCACCACTACCCCAAACGCTCTGGAACGAGATACCACGCTCTTCATCGTTTCCATAAAACAAATTACCAAGCATTACCTACGCTCCAAACCTAGACCAAACAAAATTGCAAACGCGCCTGCCACTATGAAACCAACAGGCGGGAAGATTGCCATGACGCCACCAGTAACGAGTAGCGCTCCGGTGACTTGTAAAATATTCGCTAACATAATCCGCCTTAAAAGAAGAACTCAGGCACTCCTTCATCTATTCTACCCTGAGTAGCCCTATCATACGCAATAATGAAAGCTATAGCAGCGTCAATCTTCTTTTTGCTGCTCCCAGACTCTTTGGTTACCCGCTGTCCCTTGTGGTCAGCCTTGATTACACAGTTATCTATGTGCCTTGCCAAGATACCGTTTCCGTCGTGTTCAAATTTCTTTTCTGTCACTGCTTCGAACACTTTTTGCGTGGCAGGAATCATCAGTGAGAGCAAGTTAGTCTTGTACTCCACAATAGGGTATTCCAGCTCTTGCAATTCTTGCATCATTGAAGCCCAGCGGTAGGGGTCACAGGCAATCTCTCGTACCTGTGGATAACGCTGTACGTAGTCAATGATTGTTTCCTTGACGTCGTCAATCTTCACGCGCCATGAGTCATCGTCAGTACCGAAGTCTTTTTCCCAAGTAGCAATTAGCTTGACCTTCGGCTTCTCGCCCTCTTGCGGGATAGTTACAGCGCAGATAGCAGTAGAGTCGTTAGCATATGAGCCGTCAAAGCCAAGAACATAATCTTCATCAGTCCTAATCTCAAGTTCTTCTCCATCTTCCGACTCTAAGGCTTCCCACGCACCTGCAGGTAGCCAAGCTTGCTGGCTAGATACCCACTGGTTACAGCGCTTAGTGCGGAACTCGGCTTCTGGGGTTCTTAGCACAGCCGATTCAAAGTCGCTAGCTGCACAGATGTCATCAAAGCCGGGGTTGGCTTGACGCCATGTTTCTGCGAGTCTGTGGTCTGCTTCTTCTGGTGCTTCCCACCATGCCATGAAGTAGGTAGGGTCTTCAAGCTCTTTACGGATAATCTTCTGCCCATACTGGTAAAGCGTGTAAGCGATTGAGTCCTTACCTGTTCGGGACTCGGTCTTCACTCCGGCTGTGGTGATAGCAACCATTGTGGCTGCCTTACCTCGCGCACCCTGAGCCAGCGACATGACATCAAAGAGGTCACGTGAAGGCTGGGCGTGAAGCTCGTCAAAGATGACCAGAGTAGGGGACAAACCCTCATGTCTAGGCGCGTCAGCTGCGAGTACGCGGTAGATGTTGTTGGTGGCAGGAACGCGGATATGGTCGCGGAAGACCTCACAATGCTCTGCTAGCTCGCTGCTCTGAATCATGCGCTTAGTGTCCTCGAACACAATCTTCGCCTGTTGACGGTCAGCAGCCACTGAGTAGATTTCAGCACCCTGCGTCTTCACGTCGAGCAAGGCGAAAGCGGCAATGACCGAACCAAGAGCCGACTTACCGTTTTTGCGGGGAACGCCGATAAGTGAGATGCGGTGGCGGAGTCCGTCCTCGTCTCTAGCGAATACGTGCTTCAGCAACTCTCGCTGCCATTCACGCAGCACTAGTGGCGAACCGGAACGCCCTGCTACGGAGTCTTTTGTGATTGTCGCAAAGGCATCAGCAAAGCGGGCGATGAACTCTCCATCACCTCGGTCTATTGCTTCCTGCGGAACAGGAGTCAGCCATTGCGGGGGAAACATTACTGCCTTTCGGACATGAGCTGCTCAAAGGCGCTCTTAGCCTTTATCTCGGCAAGGCCAAGACGACTGCGGCTGTCAACAGTGAATCCCATAAGTCCTAGCCCGCTCATAATCGTTTTCTCTAGTTCTAGTAGCTGGCGAGCAATGTGAAAGTCAGAAGGGTCAGCCTCAAACTGCTTCTCTAGCAATAGCTGCCTATCTAGCTGCTTGCAGATAATCAGCAGGGCGTCAATGTCTGTGGTTCGGCTTATCCAGCTCTTGCCCTTGCTGAACACCCTTGACCAGAGTTGCATTCCTGCTTCTCCGAGTTCTTGGTGTGGTTCTACGTAGCCGCCCTCTAGTTCAAAGGTGTCATTTAGGCTCGGCAATTTACGCTGACCGGGGTTGCCTGTCAGTCTCTTCTGTTCTAGTGGTTTCGCAGGATTTGGCATAGCTTTTAGACTAGCACGTTTTTTGTTTGAACTGCAGAGAAATGAGTAAGCC